AATTATTTTAAAGGTAATGGCAGTGCGCTAACAAGTTTAACTGGTTCTTCTGTTACAGGTAACGTAGCATATGCAGTAACTTCTAATTGGGCTAATACAGCAAATGCAGTTGCTTGGAGTGCAATTTCTAATACACCAAATACAATATCTGGATATGGAATAACAGATGCGTACAGCAATACAAATGCAAGTGCGTACTTAGCCACAGCAACATTCACTACTACTGGTAATATATCAGCTAATGTTGTCACTGCTAATACTTTAAGCGGCAATGGTAGTGCAATCACGTATGTTGCGGGAAGCAATATATCCGGTAACGTATCATATGCAGTAACTTCTAATTGGGCTAATACAGCAAATGCAGTTGCTTGGAGTGCAATTTCTAATACACCAAATACACTATCTGGTTATGGAATAACAGATGCGTATAGTAATTCAACTGCAGGGTCATTTCTATCAAATTATACAGGTAATCTGTCCGCTAATGTAGTAAAATCTGAATCTTTGGAAGTTCATTCTACTGCAAATTTTGCAGGAACATCTAATGTATTTTTAGGTGATGTTGCTAATATTAAAATTACAGGTGGTAGCAATAATTATGTTTTACAAACAGACGGCGCTGGTAATCTAAGTTGGGTATCCGGTTCTGCGGGAGTTGTAGGAAATGCTATTTCATTGGGATCACCTACAGTAGCAGTAGATACTGCACCCGGAAACTTGACAACACCTGGCGTAGTTTCAACTTGGACAACTGATACAAAAATAACAGATGCCATCGATGACCTAAATGAGGTTATGGAAAATGTTAGAAATAGTACATATGTTAAAGTACCTACCTTTACTGCAAACGTTACATCAGCTGGTCAAGGAACATACATTGGGTTGAATATACCTACGACCCCCACTACTACGTACGGTAATCCAAATCGCTGGGATATCAATTGGGGAGACAGTAGTTACAGCAATGGAATTACTTCATTAAGTCCTATCCCATATCATCAATACAATACTAATGCTAATAGTCCGTTCTCAGTTACAGTCCGAGCATACAATAATAATGGAGTAGGTACTGGTAGTGAAGCAAGCTATACACGTACTGGATATATTATAATTTATACTGCAAATCCAGTAATGGGATTCAGTTTGTATAGAGGAAGCACAGGTGGCACAGCATTAACTGGTAGTAATGTATATGTAAGTGAGGGTGAAACTTTCTATTTAGAAAACACTACTACAAACACGTCCGGTGCTACAGTAACTTATACAGTAAACTGGGGTGATGGAAATACAGAACCTATTACTAGTGATAGCGTCGCCGGTGGAGTCGGCGGTGGAAGATTAAGCCATACATATGCAACTGGACAGCAATCTGGTACAGGTACAAAAACAATCACATTGACACTAACAGCACACAGTACATGTACTCCTAGTTTCATAACAGCAGGAATTAGTAATTTTTCAACTTCTGCAATTAAAATATATAATCCAAGTATTACCGCACCAAATGGATTGAGTAGCAAAACAATTAGTTTCCAAACTAGCGTTGGAACAAGTCCTTATCTTGCGGCAAATTATGCTAACAATGCAGGAGGTTCTGTTTCTACAGCGGCAGGATCAAGTATTGGTCGTGTAACTTCTGGAACACCAGTAGAAACTATAGTGATGTCAACCTATGCATATAATGCTGATAGTGGTTATCTACGTGCTATTGTAAATAATACAGAAGACGGTAATATTGCGTTGACAACAGGAAGTCAAGCAGGCACTAATGCATCATTAGTGCTTTCCGCAGAAAGTGATTACAACTTACTAGATGCTACAGGAACATCAACTACATTTGGACTATCAATTTATAGCCCATCATTATATAAAGGTTTTACTGCTAAAGTGTCTAAAACAAATTCAGCGTTAACAGCAGGTCTTAACACTTTCAAACTTAGCCATAGTTCTACTGGCAATACTAATATTGTAGAATTTGTCAAAGATGACGTAACAAGTGTGCCTACTGTTGATGTGTCAACTGCAACATTAAGTAATGCTACTAACGGAACATATCGTTATATTTCAGGTGTACCTTACTACAACACCGGTAGTCCAACGATCACATTAGCCAGTGCAAATATCTATAACTGGATTGGTCAGACATATCAAAATACATCTACACCATTCCAAATCGAAGCTGGTACTAACGATGAAAGCACTACCGGAAATGTAGTAGCATTACAGACTAAAACATATAGTAACTTAGATGGGGCGACTACCTTCTTATCAGGTGGCATACCAAAAGCTAATACTGGTAATACTTCAAGCTATGCATATACAATTGGTAGTCAAACAATCAATATTACTGCATCAAGTGTAGCATCAGTTCAGACTGTTAAGTTCTTAGCAACTAACGTAAATGGTTCTAGTGCATATGCGGCACACAGCAAGAAAGTTCAAGTCTTTACTGCTACTCCAAGCGGATTTGTAGAAGATAGTATAACTTGTAGTATTGGTGGAGATAATACTGTTGCAAAACGTATTGTTTTAGCTGGTACAGGTGCTACACGATCATATACAGGTGGTGGACAAACTAATTTTTACACATCTGCGGCTTGGTCAGGAGTACAAACAGTAGCAGGCACGGATAGTGCTATTGTTCGCTGGAATCAATTGAAATGGTTCAATACTGATTTGTCTGGTTATTTACCGGCAGGTCCAAACTTAAATACTGGTCGTAGCGGAACACAATACTTCTTTGGCGCATTTACTAGAGCATCCAGAAGTGGATTTACTGTTACTATTACCGGAAAAATTTCCGGATTAAAATTTGCTGTTCCGGGCGTTACTGATAATTTAGCATACACTACTAATGGATGGTTAGACGCAACAGTTGTTTATTTTGGGTCAGGTGTTGCTGGAGCACAGACTAGTGGATGCGCCGCAACAGTTACCGTTCCTACAGGGACAGTTATATCAGGTACATCATATGCTATTACCTTTGGTGAAGGTAGTACAAGTTCAGCGGGTAATTGGTCTAATCAAGTATTGTTTAGTATTGCACTAGCATCAGGTGATTATGTATCTTCATGGAGTTTTAGTTAATGGCTATTTCCGATACACAAAAAGTTGACTATCTTTGGAAAAAGCTAGCCTACGGAAAAACTAAAACTGACACCGGAACAAACAAGCAAGGTTTCGAAGAAAGTATTGCCAGTCCATTATTAATTCGTGGCGATAAAATTTGGGCACAATCAGGATCTATTCCTGTAACAATCGCTACTGCTAGCGGAGTTGTTACTGTATATTCCGGCTCTACTACAGTTGAGTGTACAGAAGATGCAACTGCCGCAGACAACAGGACTTGGAAAACAAACTTAACTGACTGGATTAGTCCAGAGTTTGGTGCAGATTATTTGGTTAGTGTATACATTGCAACTTCAGGTATTACTGGTGCTACCAAAACAACTCAAGTAACAATTGCTGGTAACAAAATATCAGCAGGTGGTTTAAATGATGACCAGTGGTATTTTGATTATCAATCCGGCGTGTTACATTTCATCGGTACAAATATTCCTACTGCCATTGCAACTGGTATTACTGGTAAAAGTATTTACATCACTGGTGCAAGATATACTGGTACGTTTGGATTAGATTCTTCCTCATCTACTACCATCACAGATGCTACCTTAGGTAATTTACGTATTACTAGCAATGTAATATCTAGTATCAATACTAATGATAATATTAATATATCACCAAACGGTACAGGAAATTTAGTAGTTTCAGGTAATGTATCTGCATCGTCATTAACGTTATCCGGTAATTTAATTGTTAACGGCACAACTACATCAGTAAACTCAACTGTTTCAAGATTAGTCGATCCAATTATTGAATTAGGTGGAAATGTAAACGGTACAACATTGTCTGGCGATGACAATAAAGATCGAGGTTTATTACTGCATTATTACAGCGGATCGTCAGCAGTTGATGCTTTCATGGGCTGGGATGATAGCGCCGCAGAATTTATTATAGCTAGTAATGTAAGCGTATCTAGTGAAGTAGTCACGTATAATAGATTAGGAAATTTACGTGCTGATACAATTTTTGGTACCGTTGCTAATTTTAGCGGCAATGTTGTAACTACATCTAGTTTTAATGGTAACTTGGTAGGTAGTGTTACTGGAACGTTTTATGTCACTGGTGGAACCGGAGCAATTCAATTTGCTAATGATTCCAATATATTAACATCAAGTCAAAGTTTAAACTTTAACTCTACATCAAATACGTTAAGTGTACCTAATATTACTGCAAGTAACATATCGTTAACTGGTGCTAATGTAAGTTTAGGTAACATTGGTAATATAAAAATTACTGGTGGTAGCCCGGGTTATATATTAAAAACAGATGGTGCTGGTAATCTAAGTTGGGGCACAGACAGTTCATCTTTAAGTAGCGCAGTTGATGAATTTACTGGTACAGGATCTCAAAGTAATTTTACATTATCAGTTTCTCCCACAAATAAAAACTTTACATTTGTTGTATTACAAGGTTTAATGCAACCAAAGAGTTCTTATAGCGTTTCCGGAACTACACTCACGTTTAGTGAAGCACCCCCGAATGGAGCTTTTATTGAAGTGACAACTTTAGGATTAGGATAAAATGGAAATAGGGCAAGGAATCACATTTGGAGCCGGTATACGTTATGCCGAGCCTACATTTGATGTATTAATAATTGCTGGTGGCGGCGGGGGAGGAGCCGGCGGCAGTGGTGGACCTTATCTTGGCGCAGGTGGAGGTGCGGGTGGATATTTATATTATCCAGGAATAGTAGACAATTTAACAAAAACTGGCACTTATGTTATAACGGTAGGAACTGGTGGACCTAGTGGTTCCGGTGGATCCGGTGTAACAGGAACAAATGGTGTAGATAGTAGTTTAGTTAGAAGCCCGAGTGTTTCTCTTGTTGCGCTTGGCGGCGGCGGAGGTGGCGGTGGAAATAATGCAGCCACTAATGGTTCTAATGGTGGTTCAGGCGGTGGCGCCGCAGCCGGTTATAATACTGGTAGAGGTACTGGTGGTAGCGCATTGCAACCTACTAGTACTAACGGTGGCTATGGTTATGCAGGTGGTATTGGTTATCCTAATACCGGCCCTTTAGATAGAAATACAGGTGGCGGTGGTGGAGCAAGTGGAGTAGGTGGCACAACAACCGCAGGAGGCCCGGGAGCAGACGGCGGTCCCGGCAGAGCAAGCCCGTTCCCAGATATTACTAGTGGACAATTAGTATCCAGCACTTATTATTTTGCAGGTGGTGGTTCAGGAATAGGTAGAATAGGTATCGATGGTTCAGGCGGTCGCGGCGGCGGTGGCACCGGTCGAGGAACCAGTAGTACTGCAAACACCGGTGGAGGTGGTGCAGGTGGGTATGGAAGTGGTGCAGGTGGTGCAGGTGGTTCTGGTATAGTGATAATTAGATATCCGTCTAATCAACCAGCAGTGACTTCAACAACAGGATCACCGACAGTAACCGTAGCCGGGGGTTACAGACACTATATTTTTACTTCATCCGGCACATTAACATGGTAATAAATTTTTAAAGTAATAATTATGTCACATTTTGCACAAATAGATGAAAACAACATAGTAACAAGAGTTCTTGTTATAGAACAGGATGTAATTGATACTGGTTTATTTGGAGAACCTAGTTCTTTTGTACAAACTAGTTACAATACACAGGGTGGTGTACACAAATTAGGTGGAACACCATTACGCAAGAATTATGCTGGTATAGGATATAGTTACGACTCTGGTCGTGATGCATTTATACCGCCTAAACCGTTTAATAGTTGGATACTAGACGAAGAAACATGCTACTGGAATCCACCAATAGCAGTTCCGGATGATGGTAAAAACTATATTTGGAACGAATCCAATGTCAATTGGGAAGAAGTCGCCGGTGACTAATTTCAATTAAGAGATAAATACATTATAAAGGGATAAAATCATGTCATTATTAAAAATTCGTCAGTTTAGTATAGATCAAACAGATACATTTACATTTGCTAATGCAAATATAAGTGCAAACGGGTCGATCATACTAAACGGGGCACTGTCTAATGTCACTGGTGCTAATTTAGTTAGCGCAAACTATTTCAGCGGTGGCGGCAGTTTACTAACTAACTTGACTGGTGCAAATGTTAGTGGTCAAGTTGCTAATGCATTAGTGGCAGGTACTGTTTACGGAGCGGCTCAGACTAATATTACAAGTCTAGGGGCACTTACCGGATTAACTTCTACTGGAACTGTTAATTTCACTGGTGCAAGTAACGTAGCATTAGGTAATGTTTCTAACTTATATCTAAGTGGTGGCAGTTCTGGCCAAGTACTAAGATCAGATGGCAGTGGAGCAGTATCATGGTACACTCCTAGTTCTGGTACTGGTAATGCTAACATTGCAGGTAGCAATACTCAAGTTTTCTTTAATGATAATGGTAGTTCAACATTAGGTGCAAAATCTACATTCACATTTGACAAAGGCACTGACACCTTAGCAGTAACAAAAATCAATGCAAATGGTGCATTGTTAACAAATATTACTGGTGCAAATGTCGATGGTAATGTTACTTATGCAATAACTTCTAATTGGTCAAATGTAGCAAACTCAGTATCAGGTACAAATGTCTCTGGTAATGTAAGTAGCGCAGTACAAGCACACTATGCTAACATTGCTAACTCAGTTGCATTTGCTAATATTACAGATAAACCAACTTTTTATAGCAATACAGATGCAGCCGCATACTTAGCGACAGCAACATTTACAACCACCGGCAACATAACAGCTAATGTTATCACAGCTACTACTTTCAGTGGTAATGGAAGTGCAATTACGTATATCGCTGGTGCTAATGTATCTGGTAATGTTGATTACGCAAAAACTTCTAACTGGGCTAATACAGCAAATTCAGTTAGTTGGGCTAATGTTACAAGCACACCAACTTCACTAAGTGGATATGGTATTACTGATGCGTATAGCAACACAAACACAGCCGCATACTTAGCTACTGCAACATTTACAACTACTGGCAACATAACAGCTAATGTTGTTAGTGCTACTACGTTCAGCGGTAATGGAAGCGCAATCACTTATATCGCTGGTGCTAATGTATCAGGTAATGTTGATTATGCAAAAACTTCTAACTGGGCTAATATAGCAAATTCAGTTGCAGGTGCAAATGTATCTGGTAATGTAGCAAGTGCAGTACAATCTAATTACGCAAATACAGCAAATTCAGTTAGTTGGACTAACGTTACAAGCACTCCAACATCAATCAGTGGTTATGGTATCACTGATGCATATAGCAACACAAATGCAGGTGCGTATCTAACAACATATTCAGGCAATTTAGCTGGTACTAATTTGACGTTGACTGGTAATTTAGTCATCGGCGGAACTACTACTAGAGTTAATTCAACAGTCACAACTGTTGTTGATCCTATCTTTGAAATTGGTGGCGGTGCAAACGGAGCATCACTAAGTTCTGATGACAATAAAGACAGAGGTTTATTATTACACTATTACAGTGGATCAGCCGCAGTTGATGCGTTTATGGGTTGGGATGACTCAAATGTAGAATTTGGTATTGGTAGTAATGTATCAGTCTCAGGCGAAGTAGTCACATGGAATAGTTATGGCAATTTACGTGCTGGTTACTTTATGGGTGACGGTAGTCAACTAACAGGTGTACAAGCAACATCTGCATATAGAACTGCTAACGGAACAAGTAACGTAAACATTGCAGTTTCTAATGGCAACATTACTATGGGTGTTAACGGAACAGCTAATGTAGTTGTTGTTACTGATACAGGTATTGTAGCTACTAACGTAAATGGTGGAAATTTAGTAAGCGCAAATTATTTCAGTGGAAATGGTTTCTTATTAACAAGCACAGCAGGTGCAAATGTATCAGGTAACGTAAGTTTTGCAGTTACATCTAACTGGGCTAACGTAGCAAATTCAGTTAGCTGGACTAATATCACTAGTCTGCCAACTTTCTATAGCAATTCAAATGCAGGTGCATATTTAGAATCTTATACAGGTAATATAAGTGCTAACGTTGTTAGTGCTACTACGTTCAGTGGTAACGGTAGTGCAATTACATATATTACAGGTGGAAATGTATCAGGTAATGTAGCAAGCGCAGTACAATCTAATTACGCAAATACAGCAAACGCTGTTGGTACGTTAACTGGTTTAACAAGCACAGGTACAATTAATTTTACTGGTGCAAGTAACGTATCATTGGGTGCAGTTGCTAATCTTCACATTAGTGGTGGTTCAGCAGACTATTTCTTAAAGACAAATGGATCAGGTGTACTATCTTTTGCATCAGTTCCTTCTACTACATTAACAGTAGATACATTTACCGGTGACGGTAGCTGGACAATGAAAACATTGACTGTAACTCCAGCAAGCAGTGCTTATACAATTGTTGCTATTGGTGGTGTATCACAACCAAGAACTTCATATAGTTTATCTGGTGCAGTGATTACATTCAGTGATCCACCCCCAAATGGTGCTATTGTTGAAATTACAACCGTTATCGGTGGCGCAGCTGGTGCTGGCGGCGGCGGAACAAGTTGGACATACTCAGCAGTAAGTGCAAATACAAGTGCAGTTGCTGGTTATAGATATATTGTTGATACATCTACTGCTAATCTAACAATTACATTACCTGCGTCAGCAACATTGGGTGATGAAATTATGATTATTGATGGTACTGGAACTGCAAGTACACATGAAATTACTGTAGGTAGAAATGGTGGTAACATTCAAGGTGGTGCATCTAATATGACTGTTTCAACTGATAGAGCCGCATTTACTTTAGTATATTATAATGCTACTCAAGGTTGGATATTAACTAACGTATAAAATTAAGTCTTATACATATATAATTAAAAAAACAGATAAATATTATTACACAGTGAGAACTTATAACTATGGCAAATTATAGCAGTTTAAAAAATGCAAGTATATTAGCAACACCGGTTGCAAATACTACATTAGGTAGCCCAACAGCAACATATGGAAACATATATCTTGCGGCTAATGCTCAAATTAGCTTAGGTAATTCTACTTTTTCTGCGGCTAACATCTTCCCCTTCAATTTAACAATTGCACCAGAAGTATTAACAATACAAGTGGCGGCACCCGATGCAGGTGATGATACTACTTGGTTCTGGTCTTGGGAAACTAGCACATTACCTTATGCAAGAAGTGCAATTACAAATAGCAATCAAATAAGTGTACCAATGTATAAACAAGGTGTATATACTGTAAATAACTTTGCTGGTGCGGTAACATATGGTAACATGACTCAAACACACAGTGGAAAATTTAAGTGGATCGACGGAGCAGGAACTCAAAATTTAGTAGATTGGGCTGTAGATAACGGAAATGTTAGTGTCACAAATGCTAATATTAATGGTGGTGCAAGTACTGTTGTTAAACGCACTACTGTTACAGTACCTAGCACAGTTACTCCCCCGACATTAACTCAACCATCAGGTGGTGCATACAATGTAAGTTTTGTCAATGCAGGTTTTTATACAATAGACGGCGACGCTGCCGGTGATAACAAAGGCATAGGTCCTTTGTATCGTGGTAGTACATATACATTTAACTTGGCTGCTTCACTAGCAAATCATCCTTTTTATATAACAACAGATAACGGAACTGGCTTTGTTGCAAATACATATGTAGGTGAATACACTACGGGTGTTACTGGAAGTAGGAACAATGGTTCTGCAGGACAAACAACATTAGTTTTCACGGTGCCAAATGGTGCTCCTGATACCTTATATTATCAGTGTGGTGTACACTCATCAATGCGTGGAACGATAACTATTAACACCTTAGCGGTTGAAACAAATATCAATGGCAATTATGTGATATATTTTCAACATACACATGAAGGTCACAAAACTCCAATTGAAATTAGACCTATTCCAAGTCTAGTAAATCAAATGTGTGTTGTATATGATGCAAGTGTTAATAAGTTCGTGCCACAAGACTTAGCAACATATGTTGAAAACACACCAAGTTTTAAGAATAAAATTCGTGAAGTGGCAGGTACTGCTACATTAGTGGCAGGTAATGACGTTGTTGTAGTTCCTACTATTGCAATTGTAGAAGATGCTTCTTATCTTCCATTAGTAAATAATAGAACAGGTGACATTTCATTTGCAGAAGATACACAAGCATTGTATATTTGGGACGGAACTGCTTGGAAAACTAAAACTAATATTGTTAAGAAATACATCACATTGAATCAAAGTGGTACTGTTACAGTGCCAACAACAGGTACAGCACGATTGTATCCACCTAGTAGTTTGACCATAGTTAATGTATATGCTAGTTTAAGTACTACATCTTCTAGTACTTTTACTTTTCAATTGTTGAAAAACGGATCTGTTGTTGGAACATATAATATAAGTGCTAGTACTAATAAAATGACAACAACTGCGGCAAGTATTAGTTTACTAACAACTGATTATTTAACTGTAAATGTTACTGCGGGTGCAGGTGCAAGCGATCTAAAAATAGATTTAGAATATAATCAAACATTAGCATAATAGAAAGAAAAATAATGACACCAGAAAAATTACAAGAATTGTTCGGGACTGAAGTTGGTAGAGTTTACTCTTATACCGGCGGTATTCCAGATAACACAGATCCAACAGAACATATTACCCATGCTTTCGCAGAAGCTGCCGGCACTAATTTAGTTGACTGCGTAGTTACACACTTTGGTAGTGGTTGGTTAGTGTATACTAGAAATATAACTATCACACATGATGAGTTTATGCTTTTAGTTGAACTACCCTTACCTGAACCAGAGGTAGTAGAAGAACAACAAGAACAACAAGAACAACAAGAAGGGGAGACACCATAATGCTAGTCAAATATAGAATGTT